GGAACTTTTACTGTTACTTTTGCCTCTGCTCCTGCTGCTGGTCAACCAATAATAAGCCAAGTTATTCCACAAATAACCAGTTTGCCTCAAGCTCTTTTGTTTTATGATAATAAATTTACAGTTAGACCTGTGCCTAATATACCTTATAAGATTAATTTTGAAGTATTTGAAAGACCAGTAGAATTAATTGCAGCAGGACAAAGTCCACAACTTGAAGAATGGTGGCAGTATATTTCTTATGGTGCTTCTCGTAAGATACTTCAAGATAGAATGGATCTTGAAACAGTACAACTTATAGAACCAGAATTTAGAGAACAAGAAGCTCTATGTTTAAGAAGAACACTCGTACAGTTAACTAATCAGCGTACTGCGACTATTTATACAGAACAAACTAGCTTTGGACCTAATTCTGGTGGTTGGGGTTTTGGAGGGCCATTTTAATGGAACTATATCATTTAATACCCATATTTATATTATTTTTAGTTTTTTCAGTAATTTTAGCAGATTTATTAGTAAGGAGTGAATAATGGCATATAATCCTAATATACCTCAATCAACTGATCAATTATCAGTTTCTCAAGGTCAAATATTACAAAACTTTCAATCATTACAAACTAATTTAAATAAAAATCATGTTGATTTGAATAATGCTCTTGAAGGCCTTCATAAATATGTTCAAATGCCTAATATAACTACCAATGCTATAGTAGTTCCAGCAATTGGCGCTAATGAAATGGCTACATATTCTGATACTTATGCAAAAACCACACAAACAGAAGTATTTATAAGGAAACAAGCAGCTTCAACCGCACCAGCATCTTCACAGCAAGTACCAATGACTGCTGCAAGATTTAATGCATCGGGTTATTGTTATTTACCTTCTGGACTTTTAATGAAATGGGGACAAATTACTGTACCTGTTATAAATTTGAATACTACTGTTAATTTTAATGTTGATCCAAGTATACCTGTTTTTGCAGTTGCTCCATATAACGTTCAAGTTACAATAGCATCATTACCTGCTATAACTAATTTATCAGCAATGATAGGAACTATTACCGCAACACAGTTTAATATATACTGTAGAGCAATTTCTGCAGTTGTTGGTGCAAATGTCCCTGTTAATTGGTTTGCTATTGGTGTAGGAGCTTAAAATGGCATTTGACCGCTTTCTTATTGCACCATTTAATACTGGGTTGCAAAATGATTTAAAACCATGGTTAATTCCCGATGATGCATATACTACTTTATCTAATGCTTATGTTTTTAGAGGAAGAGTTAGAAAAAGATTTGGCGGCCGATTGATGTCAGAGGGAGCTCCAGATGCTATAAGCCAATCTTTATGGTCTAGATTTTCATTTGCTTTAACTGGTGGATTGGGAGTTGGAACTGTTAATGCTGGTGCTGCTGTTGGAAATGTTCCTGGAAATAAATTTAAAATAGGGCAACAGTTTTTGATTGGTACTCAAGTTTTTACTGTTACTACTGCTGGTTTAAATCCAATGTTAAATTCTACAGGTATTGGTGCTGCTACTTTTAATACTGCAACAGGTGCTTATACTTTTGCTGGTCTTGCAGCTGTAAATGGTACTCAAATATACTGGTTTCCAGGCGAACCAGTAATGGCTTTAACAAATTATGAATCTGGTTTTATTACTAATCAGCCATCATATGGATTTGATACTCAATTTGTTTATTTGTTTGCTGCTGGACGTTGGGTAAATAGTGCTACTACTCCAACTTGGCATGGAACTAATATAGATTTTTTTTGGGTAACTAATTGGAAGGGTATAACTAATAATATTACCCAACTGTTTGCCACAAATTTTTTTATTAATAATCCTAATGGTGGAGGAGCTGCTACTGATGATCCTATTTATACTTTTGATGGAAATACTTGGACTGGATATTCTTATATACCAACTTTGGCTTTAAATCCTGCAAATGTCCAACCACTGACGGTTACCCAAGCAAAAACTGGTACACCAAACATTATTACAAATTATATACAATCTGCACGCATAATTTTACCATTTAAAAATAGATTAATAATGTTAAATACTATTGAAAATGGTGGTCAAAATGCTACTCCATTAACTCCAGGTGGTTATTTAGGTTCAACTAATAGTGCTTTTACTAATAGATGTAGATTTAGCCATAATGGTTCTCCATTTGCAAAAAATGCATGGCTTGAACCTAATCAAATTTATGATCCTGGAACTGGAAATCTTTTTGGTGATGGTGGTGGATTTATAGATGCTCCAACAGACGAACAAATAATATCTGCAGAATTTATTAAAGATAGATTGATTGTTTATTTTGAGCGTTCTACATGGGAATTAGCTTATACTGGTAACGAAGTATTGCCTTTTGTTTGGCAAAAAATTAATACTGAACTTGGGTCTGAATCTACTTTCTCTACTGTGCCTTTTGATAAAATGGTTCTTACAATGGGTACTACCGGTGTTCATGCTTGTAATGGAACAAACGTGGAAAGAATTGATACTAAAATACCAGATCAAATTTTTCAGATTCAAAATAAAAATGAAGGTGTTGAAAGAGTTGTAGGAATTAGAGATTATTTTGTTGAACAAGTTTATTGGTCATTTCCTTCAAATTCTAAAAGCCCACTAGATGCGTTCCCAAATCAAGTTTTAGTTTATAATTATAAGAATGGTAGTTGGGCTTTAAATGATGATTGTATAACTTCATGGGGATATTTTGAACAACAATCTGATGTTACTTGGGCATCTACTGCTCCATTAACTTGGGCACAATATCAATCAACATGGACTTCTGGAGTTCAACAAGCACAATTTAGACAAATTATTGCTGGTAATCAAGAAGGTTTTGTATTTATTGCAGATACAACATTACCAATAAATGCTCCTGTAATGTCCATAACTGATATTTTAAATGTTGGTACTACTCAACTAACAATAATAGACCATAATTTAGCAGCTGGAGATTTTATAAAAATTACCAGTGCTACTGGAGTTACAACATTCAATGATACTATTGTTCAAGTTCAATCAGTTCCAACAAAAGATATTGTAGATTTAGGTTTTCAACCATTTGTTGGTGTTTATAGCGGTGGTGGTTTTGTTGCCAGAGCATCTAGAATTGATATACAAACTAAATGGTTAAATCCATATATTGATAAAGCTAAAAATGTATATATTGCTAAAATAGATTTTGGCATTGCAAAAACTGAAAGTGGTTCTATTACTATTGATTATTATCCATCTTCCACAAGCTTATCTATGATTCAAGCTGGACAAGCTACAGGTTCTATTACTGGTGATAATGTTTTAGAAACTTCGCCATATGTCCTTTATCCCTTGGAAGCTCAACAGGATTTATTGTGGCATACTATCTATTTACAAACTCAAGGTGAATCTATACAGTTAAGAATCTTTTTAAGTGATTCTCAAATGCTAGATGCAACTCAAAATCCAGTAAATAGCCAATTTGAACTTCAAGGAATGTGTTTATTTACTCAACCTACTGGGAGATTGCAATAATGGCTTCATCAAATCCATTAAATTCTGGCGCATTTATACCTTCAAGTTTTACATTTGATATTTCTCAGATTTATTCAACAGGTTCTGATACTCCAGAATTTAAAGAACTTATAGTAAGACTTTATCAATATTTAAATGCTATTGCTTTAAGTGTGAATATTAGAGATGCAGGTTATTATGTAACAGATGAATTTGTTAATGGCCAAAATTATTTCATAAATCCTAATCTTAACAGTAATTCATCTACTACTCCTGTTTTTAGACAAGTATATAGAAAAGTAATTAATTTTGGTGCTTTACCTAATGCTGCAACTAAATCGATTGCACATAATATTTTAGTTAATGCTGCATATACATTTACAAGAATATATGGATGCGCTTCAGACCCAGTTGCTCTTAATTACCTTCCACTTCCCTATTCTTCCTCTATTGCTTTAGCAAATAATATAGAATTGTATGTGGATGCAACAAATGTTAATATAAGGACCGGTGCTAATTATAGTGCTTATACTACAACGTATATAATTTTAGAATATATTAAATCATAGGAGAAAAAATGGCAGGATTTTTAGAAAATATATTTGGATCTGCACCCCGATTTGAAGAAAAACAATTATTTAATCCACAACAACAAGGGTTACAAGGTTCATTAATACAACAATTAATGGCTGTTCTTGGTGGTCAAGGTGGAAATAATCCAATGTCTCAACAATTAGAACGAAATTTTCAGACTAATGTTATTCCATCTTTAGCAGAAAGATTTACATCTTTAGGCGGAGGTGCTCAGAATTCATCAGCTTTTCAGGGAGCATTAGGATCTGCTGCTGGAAATCTTCAACAGGATTTAGCCGCGCAACAATATGGGCAATTACAAAATTTATTAGGATATGCTTTTCAGCCTCAAAGTGAAAGATTTGCGATACCAGGGCAAGAAGGTTTATTAGGTCAAATAGCTCCTGCAGCTTTAGGTGCAGTAGGAACAGCT